GTTCTTGGACGCCACGAACTTGAAACTTAACGTCCAGGGGCCGTCGCCCTTCTGTGAGTCCCACTCCTGCGAGCCGCTCGCCCCTAAGAAGAGCACCTCGCCAGCCTCGAACGTCCTGAACGCCGAGCCGTTGGTCGTGCCGGTCAGGGCCGCCACGCTCTTGATGTAGGCGCTGGTGACGTAGGTGCTCTTAACGTCATAGGTTTCAGTCCACGTCAAGGCGGGAACGACGATGTCGACGCCCTGCACGCCGTTGTCATCGACGCCGATTGCGGAGTCCATGCTCGGGGCGGTTGAAGGAAAACGCCGCTCCGTTCCGCTTCGCGTGGTCGTGCTTCCGTTCGACGTGATCTTTCCGCCGTCCGCCTGCGTGATGTGGGACGTGCCGCCGCTCGTGTCAAACGACCGCGAACGTCGCAGCGGGTCTGGCTCTTGCGCGTCAGCGCCGACCTTCTCGTATTGGATGTCGACGTGCCAGGCGTCATCGCCGAGGTAGTCGACGCTGTACGACTCGGCCCGCAGTTGTACGTCGGCACCTGGGTACTGCCAATATTGAAGCTGCCCGCTGATCCGCTGATTGCAGTCCGAGTGCAACGCAACGTCGTCGGCGTGGCCGAAGACCTTGTACGACCGCGTCATCGTGGACGTGGCCTTCTTCCCGAGACGGTAGATCGTCGCGGAGCGGCTGGCGTTATCTTCGACCCACGTTGCCATTAGGCGGCGACCTCCCCGAGCCCGAGCTTGTCTTTCAGAATGCGGTTGGTTTCCTTCTGCTCATCCAACTGCTTCGATGCCAGCGAACCGCCAACGCCCATTCCGCCGAGGGCAGACGCCGAGAATGACCCAGCCACTTCACCTTGGCTGGACTGCTGCATACGACCAACCGCATTCTCCAAGGCGAACATCAGATCCGACTCTTGCTCTCCAGTAATGCGGCCAAACTGCTTGAGTGCCTTGAATTCGCCTATGGCATCGTCGAGAGCGCTCTCAGAGCCAGCGCGGTTGATGCTTTTCATGAGGTCGCCAACCTGACCACCCATGCCATTTGGGCCGACGCCTTCAAGGCCGGCGACGCCAGCAAGCATCGTGGCATCCGGCCCGGCGGCAGCACCCGCACCGAGCCTCATGGCAGCGATCTTCTTCGGGTCCATCCACATCGGCGGACCAGCTTCCTTCTCTGCCCGCCTCGCAGCGGCAAGGGCTGCGATGTCCAGCACCTTCTGGTCGGCCACTCGCTGACTGGCTGCTCTCGCTGCGTCGTTCTCTGTGACCTTGCCGAGACGAGCGTCTTGCCTGGCATTGAGTGCTTTTAGCGTCGGGTCTTTGGCGAGAATCGCCGGGTTTTCGCCGAGCGCCATTTGCAGACCGAGAGTCGGGTTGGCGGCGAAGGTTGCGAACGCATCGAGCGTGTTCAGGATGTCGGCACTCAGACCGTCGACCTTTGACATCAACGCCCCTGCCCCGCGAGCGAAGGCGGCGACCACGCCTTCCATCGCAGCCTTCATCGCCAGTTCCATGTCTCCGGCCGCGAGAGCGTCAGACACCGCGCCAAAGGTTGTCATGGCGATCTGTTTCAGATCGTTGAACACGACGACGGATTCAGAGACAGCCTTGTTGAAACTCTCCCTGACGCTAGAGCCGAGATCAAACACCAGAGTCGACAACTGCGAAACGACGACAATCGCACCGCCGACCACGCCAGCCAACGCTAGGAGCGGCGTGTTTGCGGCCGCCCAGGCCAACGCAGTCGCACCGGCCGAGGCGATTGACGATGCCGTGTAGGCCGCCATCGAGGCCAGCGACTTGGCGAACGACGCCACGGTCAAAGCCCCCGTCGCCGTGGCCTGCGTGCCGATGGTCGCCAGTGCGGTTGAGCCCTGCACGCCAAGACGAAGAAGCTGCGTCCCGCCCTGCGTCGACAGCCTCGCAATCTGAGCCCCAGCGATCAGAGCGCTCGACGCCCCGGAAGCACCGATCTTTGCCATCGCCTGCACGCCGATTGCAGCCGCACGCAAATTGCCTTCGGCGGCGCGGGCCACCGTGGCAGACATGATCGAGATCGTCCCGGCGAAATAGTTGGTCGCCACCGCCCCGGTCTGCGCGGCCGAGATCGCCATCTTCGCCGTCGCCTCTGCCGCGAACTGTGCGACAGCAGCAATGCCGCGAGATGCGAAGAGGCTGACCCGAACGGAGGCAGCGGTGAACGCTTGGCCGAGCGAGCTTGCGACCGCCGCCGTGGCCGTGAGCGGCGAGATGATGAGGCTGCCTAGCTTCAGGAACCCGCCAGCCGCAAAGCTCATCGCCTGGAGCGACAGCCCGAGCGTCGTGAACGCCGAGCCGGCAACGATCGCACCGGCAGCCATTTTTGCGATTGATGCGACAACGGCCGGGTTCTCGCGAGCGAACTGGGCCAGCCAGTCCAAGGCACCTGCGACTTGCTTGCCGAACTCCATCAATGCTGGCCCGACAGCGTCGCTAATGGCAATCGCGGCCCGCTCCATGGCAGCGAGCACCGTTCCGCCCGCGCCAGCCAGGCCGCTCATCATCGTCTTGAATTTGTCGCCCACCGACATGGCCCCGCCCATGGCGGCTGTCATGTCGTTGAAACCCTGGACGCCGGTGCTCGTCAAAACAGCAGCCGCACGGATCGCATCTGACCCGAAAATCTGCCGGAATAAATCGTCTTTTGCAGCTTGGTTGAGATTGCCCATCGCCTTATTGAGAGTGCCAATGATCTCAACGAGCGGACGCATCTTTCCATCGGCCGTGCGGAAACTGTCAACTGAGAGATTGATTGACTTGAGAGCCCCGACCGCCTCGTCTGCCGGGGCCATGAGCCGCAGGAGCATCGTCTTGAGCGAAGTGCCGGCGTCGCTTCCCTTCACGCCAGCGTTGGCGAGGATCGCAAGGGCTGCCGAGGTGCTTCCGATTGACTGATTCGCCAAGGCGGCGACGTTCGACACCTGCGAGAACGCCTGCGACAGACCCTCAATCGAAGTGCTCGAAGCATCTGCCGCCGACGAGATTGCATTAGCCGCCACGTCAGCGGTCACGCCAAAGACCTTCATGGCATCAGACATCACCACCGCAGCGTCGCCGACCGCCATCTGACCGACAGTCGCAAACTCAATCGCAGCCTGCCCAGCCCCTCCGAGAACCTGCTCAACGCTCATGCCAGCCTTGAGCAGATCCATGAACGAGTTGGCGACCTGCGTCGGCCCAACGCCCATCGCCTGCGACATCTGCATCGACGCCGCCCTGAGCCGGTCGAGCTCCTGGGCCGTCGCTCCGGTAGCCGCCTGAATGCCAAGAAGAGTCGACTGGAAGCCGGCTCCCTGATTCACCGCAGCCGCAAACGGCGCGAGTGTCGCCACGCCGATGCCGCCGATCTTCGCCCCCGCCCCGGCGAGCGAGCGACCCATATCGCCCATCGCCTTGTTGACCTTGTTCAACGTGGCGAAGAACTTGCGAGGGTCAGCCCCGATCTCGACGAATACGCCGCCGCCTTTGATTGCTCCAGCGTTGCTCATGCGTATTTGGCCCAGTCTTTGCCGAAGAGCCGCTCAAGATCCTCGGGAGTTGCCTCTCGCGCCTTGGGTCGCGTCTTCTTTGCGAACGGGTTGAACTTTCTCGGGTCTGCCTTAGGGCTGTGCTTATCTCGGTGAATGTTGGCTTGCTGGGCGATGAGGTTGGCGGTGTGCCACCACTGATGCTCTAGGCGGCTGTCTCTAGCGAGGAGGAGTTGTCGGAGGGTCCACCTGCCGGGGTGGACGCCGAGGATTCCTGCGGCTTCCCAGATGGTGTCCCAGACTGTGCGATCAGCGTCTCCGCGCTCGCGGCTTCCAGACCCGCCTCCGCTTTCGTCAGCATCTCGCCTGCCACTTCGTCCATCTTGGCGGCGAGAAGCCCGATCATCTTGCGGAGGCGCGGCGGGAAAAAATCGACAAGCTCGGCCTCCAACGCTTTGACGCCCGCGTCGAGAGCATCGCCCCGCAGCCCTTCGAGAAACGACTCCTTGTCGAGCCCCTTCTCCGCGACCTGCTTCACTAGGATGGCGTAGAGCACTTCGCCGATCTTGGCGTACTGGGTGCGGAGCACCTGGAACGTCTGCGAGATCGAGGCGGCGTCGACCAGGTCAAACGGCACCGTCCGCCTGGTGCCGTCCTCATCGGTCACGTCGACCGACACCATGTCCTTGACGCGTAGCGCCGACGCCACGGTCAACGCCAGACGCCACGGGCGACCTTCGTCATCTTTGAACTCACGCATTGGCTACCTCAGTCCTGTGCGGGTCATCTTGCACTCAACAGAGAACGTAGCGACCCCGTCAACGGAAAAGGTTTCCGAGATGCCTGTCACGACCGCCGGGAACGACCAACCGCCAGAGCCACCCGACACAGTGATCGTCGATCCGTTTTCAAGCAGATCGAAGTTGATGTCGCTGGCGTCGTTCAGTTCGACCGAAACGGTCGCGTCGTAGCCGGTGTTGTAAACCTCGACCAGACGCGACCCGAACGCCTCAACGTCGATCGTGCGGGCCGTCTCCGTAAGGGTGACGCTCCGCGCGCTGGCGATGTTGCCGCCCAAAGAGATCGAGCAGTCCTTCCCCAGCGTGATCGCCACGGGTCAGGTTCCGCCCCTGACCGTGATCGTAAACGTCACGGCACCGTCGACGCTGATGTTCTCGGTGACGCTGGTCACGGTGGCCCCGTTGTCGGCGTTGGCGTCCAGCAGGTCCGTCATCGCCGTGCCTGGGTCGTGGCACTCGATCTCCCAGGTCACGGCCTTGAAGCCAGCCCGCGAGACCCGGTAGCCGGCCGAAGTGTTGGAGCGGTTGGAGATGTCGACCGCCTCCGACTCGACGGTCTTGGTGACGCTGATGATGTTGCCGCCGTAAGGCGCGGAAAGCGATCCGCTGCGGCCGAGGGTGACTGCCATGTGTATTGGCTCCTAGTGATCAGGTGGCTGGGGCGCGGGTGCCGGAAACGGTGTAGGTGATGATGCCGTCGATGGGCTCGGCCTGGGCGACGCTCGTCACGATGTACGCGGCATTGCCGGTCTCGGTGCCGCCGATGGTGATCGTGTCGCCAGCCGCACAGCCGGGGGTGTCGATGCACTCAATCTCGATGGTCTGCTCGGCCAGACCCTTAGAGAATCGACGATGCGTCAGCCCGCCGAGCGTGGTGGTGTCGATTTCGCTGGCAGACGACGAGACGGTGCAACTGCGAGCCCCGGTGATGCCGGTGAGCGTCACGTCTTTGCCGAGGACGATGGTGAACGAGCCGGACATTTCTGCCCTCCTATGTGTGCGTAGTCGCCTGCGTGTGGCGATACGCTCAAACTAGGAACGGCGGGGCG